TGCATTTTTTGAGAAATGGCTTGGGCAAACCAATGCCCAAAAGCATTGGGGGTCCCCAAGCGACCCTAGTGTTAGCGACAATGATCGCTAACCACAATTTACTAACAGTGGTAAATTAACACTATAACTTAAGCTGTGAAAGCATACGGCACAACACATGTTGAAGTTCCACTAACACCAGCATTGGTGTTATAAATGAAAATAGTGGGTACTGAAATGAAGCCGTAAACATTAAAATCAGGGCCCGCACGAACTGCAGTGGCAATAGCCAAACCAGCACTGAATTGGTTTGGCATCGTTGTACCAGACGTACCAAATCCAGTAGCTTGTGGTGTAAACTCAGCCGTAACCTTCACGCCAGCAATGTCCGATGTAGCCGAATCCATAGTTTCAGGAGCTGGTGAAGCAGCCCATCCACCAAACAAATAGGTATTACTATGCATCGCTGCAGCATTACCAGGCAACATACGCCAATTAGAATACGAGGGAAATGATGCAGTAGCATACCCAGAAACTTTATTCTTCGCGACCTGCTTGCCATTCACAGAAGAATTGGACTCACGCTGTGTCAATATGAGCCCCATGCGTGTCATATTAGAAGCGGCATTACGATCAAAACCAGTTACATTGGACACCATCGAAGCGCCACTCAGTTCCACTTTCGGTTTATAACAATAAGTGGGATGTCTGATATCTGCGCGACTAATGGAAATGTCAGTTATCAAATCGGAATGTGCCTTTGCTGACCAAATCAACGACCCACGATGGCCAGTAAAACAAGCCGCTAAATAAGCAATAGGCGTAGTTTTACTCAAATTGGTTACATAGTACGCAGACGTAGCTACATCTGCCGCGTTCACAACCGCATCAGGCGCGTATCCACGTCCAGTAACTGCAGTTGGCAATGGGAATCTAGGTAAATAGCAATCCAACGCATACAATGTATGTGGGGCATATCCACCATAACGACCAGAGGCACTGCCAGGATCAGGATAATTAACAAACACACGATAAGGAGTGGACCTGTGTAATAGTTTGCGTAAAGAAAACACCTGCTCACCAGGGTACAACAAAGCTCTAGCCTGTGCTTTCTTTAACTTCTTATCCGTGGGCACACAAACATCGTTACTTTGCGAACAAAAAGGCGCCATTGCAATCTTATCAAGACCAGCCTCAAACTCAGTGCCAGTTTGCGATTTACCCTTATCAGACATAGCATTCAAAATCGGACAAGCAAACTCAACATCTTCAAAATGGCAAAAAACCATAATATCGACTGGTGCAGCAACTGGTGATTGCAACCAATTCAACATTTGCACACCCACAACTCCGTTCATCAACTTCTTACCAGCATCTGCTGGATAATCGATGGTTTCTCCCAATGACCAACGGTTCGTATACTTATCTCCAGAAGAATCATCATTAAATGTGAAAGGAGAATGATCAACCAACAAAAAAGAATTGGAAGTAGAAAATGGAATACGTATGGTAAAATCCCCATCTTGAAGCTGGTGTACGTAATTAACGTGAGTACCTTCCGTAAACGAACAATTTGCAGATCCTCGGAAAGTTGGGGAATACCAAATCCGAATAGCACCACGATGAAACTTGGAAACAATAGGCACAAAGCGCAAAACGCACGTGCCTCGCCAATACTTAAAAAGAGCAGAAGCGTAGGTAAACGGAATAGTCTGATACGCTATTACCTTCTTCGAAGCTCCAGTACCGATTGCTGTGCCAAATCGTGGATCAGCTCCAGGATCAGAAACGGAGCGATACCCAAAAGTAGAAGATGTAATTGGTATTGTGGCAATAGTAGTGTCCGGCGCAGTAGCACCATCCACATACAAACTACCAACATAGGCAGGACGCGCACAAAATTCCTCAATCGCCAAAGGATCAGAAGGACTACACCCAACAGTACGTGGGTCTACAGTGGTCTCGTTTTTAGCATCCAACGCGAGCACGGCCTCTTGAGTGGAAATGTCCGGATTGGGACTAATATAACTAGTATGCAACATACGCGATGGTATAGGCGTCACAACTGGCGGATTAGTCCAACCAAATAAACTGAGGAACCAAGACACTGCGGACGCAGCCATGCTAGTAGCTTTTGCGTAAGGCCCTATAACAGGTATCCACTCAAACAAAGAAGCTGCTTCAGAAATTGTGGACGCAACAGCTGACGGCTTAACAGTAGTTTGCTCGTCAAACTCGTCCTCTGCTTGCAATACAAATGGATTATCAGCTGCCCAAAGTTTAGGTTCAATAAACTGCGCAAAAATATTCAAAGTCATCTTCTCAGCAGAAGCAGTGGTTGCAGTCCTGATAGCATGAGGCAAATCCATGAACAGAGTGCCCATATTGACCATATTAGCAATAGGTTGTGAAAACTGCGTACAAGACGTAGGCTTACCGATAGTGGGTTTTGCAGTAATTTGACCAGCAATATCAACACAATCCTTATAATGTATAAAAGGGATGGTCAACTCTGCTGAAGTCGAATCAGCTACGTCAAGCCACACTCCCATACGAGTTGAATGGTTCATTAAAATAGACTTATGCATCAATGAGCCACCAAAGCACCTAGCCGAAAATCCAGGATAGTACGCATTACCCGTATTCGACGTACGAAAATAACCATCACAAACATCACTAGGATGGTGCCCACCACCGAAAAATGGGAAAGCATCAATATCACGGCTCGCAGATGAGGCATCATAAGCCTCCATGCCCCCAGCTGCAAAAGCAGCCGCAGGCACATAACCTGGATCTATAGTCGACCCAGTGGCCGAAATCATTTTGCCATACCCTATAGCTGAATGCAACGGTCTAAATGAAGCCCAAATTTTCCCATAACGGAAAGGCGATCCTTGCAACACAAAACGCAATTTAATACCTTTACATGAAAATCGGGCAAAATTTTTAAACTTATCACGAAAGGGCTCGAGCAACATCAATTCAGCGTAAGGAAAAACTAATGGCATTGCTGCTGTTTCATCACCTTCACTAATATCAATGGACCGAATTTTAGCCTCTCGCGATAAAAAGTTTTCCAAGGAGGTCTCAACACTGACGGGTGTTATATCGTCTGTGTGAGTCCCATAATTTATAGACTCAGAAGGGTCTATTTCCACATGTGTTAAAAGTTGAGCAAGTGAGTTCTTAATGCGGGATACACTCTTAATCCGCAAGCAAATAAAACCCGGGGTGTGTTACTCCCTCCCTAAATAGGGACAAGCAGGATTGCTGCCAACACGCCACAACATCCCTCACGGTACATCTGAGGGTTTCATCACTTATACGTACCGCTGGTAACTATGTTGTGGTTGATTTTTGGTTCAAGACGTAACCACACGCCTGTTTCCAAGCCAAGGATAGGGGTTTATAATAATGCATAAACCAAACATTAGTATTTCTGTTCCAAGGTTACCAACCTGACTCCCACAACACGGGAGATTTAATAATGATGGCTGGGGATGTCAAAACGCATCATGCGCAGCCTTACGGCTACGCACAAAGCGTCTTGACACCTTAGATTTGCGCTCCAAAAGGAGCGCAAACCAATCACATCCAACCCATCCACCACGCAAATACGCACTTAACCCAAACTTGTCAGCAGCCTGAAGCGCTAAAACCTTATGCCGTTCATAAACGTCATGTCCCAGCATAAACGATTCTAACATAAATGAATCCAAAACATTAGCCAGACGAATAACTTCTGAAGTAGTACTTGAGTCACGTCCCCACACAAGTGACTTAGTCAATGATTCCAAGGCTAAAGGCGCTAGACAAACACCATCATAATCAACAAAAGTACGCTTCAAAAAAGAAACTGCATGCCATTCGTGAAACGTCACTAACTGCTCTGTCTTCGCAGCATCAGTATAAAGAACACCAATATCCTTCAAACTGGCAGACACAGTCATTAGATTAAACGTCGTGCGCTTAGAACTTACGATATTGTCGTCCCCATACGTAATAAGGCGAACATTAGCATCAAACTCGTCCAAATCACCATGCTGCATATGCCACGCCAGACGAATATACAAGCTATTCACTATGCTATTGAAGACAACAGTACCTGGATTACCACTCGGATTGGAACCATTAAAACGATATAAATCGCCAAATACGTCAACTTTAGGATGCGCCAAAGCAGCACACAAAGAGCTTACAATACGTAAGTCATCATTGCCATAACCTGCTGATTGACATAGCAAAAGCATAACCTGCCCGCTGCTTCCATAATTTGCGAAGACATATGCTGATCGAAATTGGAATAATCGCCCGCAAACGGCCGCCCAAACTCAAAATAGGAGCGTATATCATTCCAGTCATCACAATGCGGGTCCATTCCCACAGCCATTTCAGAAGTGAAATTATAAGTCTGAAACAAAGCAAATAGCGATAAACAATATTGCCGCACTAGGAAAAGACCCTCAAAATTCATGCATTGAAAAATACGGACTTTTCCTATAGCTGCCTTTTCTGCTGAAATGGGTTCGTCTTTAAAATTACTCGTAAACCAAAACCCAGGTAAAACGCCATTGATACAATCACTGCGCATGGCGCTAATCGAATCTTTCAAAGTGGATGTCAAAATCTTCGCAGGCTGCCCATCATACTCTATGTGCGGTAAATGGCTATATTTACTGCCATTACGGGGCGGGCCCATGCTAGTTGACCAATCCATGGCATTAATCATAGGGTCACCAATAACACCATTAAGAGCTTCAAACTCTGACAAAACACGCACGTAGCTTAAGTCCACACTTTGAAAACGCGCAAAATAATGCATAACACACTCACGGAGCACTACTGGATTAATAGGCACATGATCACAAATAACATTCTTAAAATAGGCACGAATAGGTTGCCAACTAGGAACTTCGGCATTAAAATAAGGAATAACCTTTTTGCTAGTCAGACCGTGCTGCTCCCAAAACAATGCGAAACAGTTCTTCCGCAACTGCGATTTAAAAGCACGCCGAAAGTTAACCCCACCTTGCAACGTATGGGCATCAGACCCACACACTGCTGGGTCAACACCAGGCCCGCCGGCCACAAGCCATCGATAAGGCGATTTCTTATGCAACTCAACTATACTAGTAGACTGTTCATGCATAGCGGATACAGTACCAACCGAATCAACAACTGGCAATCCGTCCAACATACCAAGCATCCACTCTGTGTCAACTACCTCTCCAAAACACTGCGCATCATTACCTGCAGTATGGGTGGCAACAATAAAATTGCGCTTTGCACTAGACACACAATAAACACTGCGCAATCACCTTGCACAGTCGGTCTAGCAAAAGTACCCAAAATGCCCGGCACATTCCTGCGCACACCGTTTTTACCAGATATAGCAGGTAAAACATAATGATGGGCAGATCCTACCTGCTCAGTGAATTCGCTGCCTGAAAAACCGTATAAATGAACTTCATCACGAAACTTAGAGCTAACACCGGTTGAATCAACGAAATACTTAGTGATGTCTGCAAACTTATTCACATTCTCAAACTTAACCAGCGCATGGTCACTATTTTCATGAAAATACACTGAATCCATGCAAACAATACTACGGACAACATTAACATCAGCTGCGTGTCGCAAATTACGAGAATAACGGATTTCAACAGTAAAAACACGCCGTGACCCAGCGACCTGTCGTAGCCAATGTTTAGGTACAAGCGCATATGTACCGCGTACAAATAACGCATTTACTCCAACTTGTACAGGAATAGTATTGTTTGAATCAAAATAACGCAAACGCGCCAAATTGCCACAAATTCTAGCCCGAAAATCATCTGGGCGTATTGAACGCATAGGATCAGTCACACAATCAGTAGCATCACGGGTGGCTCGCTGCCACACGTTAGGAACAACTGGCACCTCCACATCATCATCGTCCTCAATAGCTTGCGAATACATGGTGCGCACATGGCTAAACAGCACTGCTGCCACTGCAACCGTAGCCACTAGCCCCAACACCGCTATAACCAGGCGGTAACGTCTATTGGCGAACCACAAATACGCCCTCCTAAATGACATCAAGGCGGTTGACATAACATCCAACCACCCCAAATACCATCGACGCACAAATAAATTGAACATGTAAGCCCAATGATGACAAACACGCAACTGGTATGCAAGTTCAAATAAATACCCAACATGATAATGCTCAGCAATGCGCCTGGCTGGCAACATGGCCAAAAAACATATAACTGAGCAAGCAACTGACAATACAAGCACCACAAATTGGAAACAACTCAAAAGCGAAACTATAACTGAGCGTAACACAAAAACATCGTTACTCTGCATCTCCATATTGCATGCACACGTGTGCGATGAGCGACCACAAGTTGTACAGCAGACACTACGCTCAGATTGCTTAATGCTACGCAAAAGTGCTTTCTGATTAGTAAAGTGCTCTTGAGTCGCTTGCAACAACCAATCTTCTAATTCGGCCAATGTATGTATATCAGCAACACATTCATAACGCACTTCTCCAGCATTAGTAGGTACGACACGCTCTATACATATATCCCATAAATCGCGCGCATCACCAATGGCACTCGGATTCAAGCGCGTGCCTTCCGCATATTGCGTTTTCACTACAGGTGTTAAAACATATGGAAACCTCCTCAATATAGCTGGAGTAGACGAAGCAAATGCGT